CCANCGGATTCGCTACAGGAATTTGCTGACAACTTTTCTGACATGATCTCCCTAAAGAGAGTTTTAGCAAATGACACAATACAAGTTGTAAGAAGAATAAACTGGATTCCTCCCGAGCAAACTACTGGTGGATTAGGTTACGTCTATGACATGTATAGACATGACTATTCTGCTACCAAGACTGCTGCATCTGGTGCTACTAAACTTTATGATGCAGACTTCTATGTTGTTAACTCATCTTATCAGGTATATAAGTGTATATTCAACGGCACGTCTCCTGGTGATCCTAACGGAAAACCTTCCACTGTTGAGCCTACAGGTACTTCAACATCTATCATCACAACTGCTGATGGTTATCGTTGGAAATATCTCTATACTATTCCTGTTGGACAAGTTTTAAAATTCTTCTCTAACGAATATATGCCAGTGTTAGAAGATACTGCTGTTATCTCTGATGCTGTTGGTGGAGAGATTGATACGGTTATTATCGGATCTTCAGGTACTGGTTACAACAACGGCACCTACGAAAACGTCCCTATTAAAGGAGATGGTATAGGTGGACGTGTATCACTAGTGGTTGACGGTGGTAAACTTGTTACTGCTACTGTTACATCTGGTGGATCAGGATACACATTCGGGACAGTTATCATTGATGAAATCAACGGTATCGGAGCAGGAGCAGGATCTGGTGCATCTGTTGAAGTTATCATTCCTCCATCTGTAGGTCATGGTGCAGCACCTGACACAGAGTTAGGTGGATATAGGACAATGATCAACACCAAGTTTACATACGCTGAGGGATCAGGTGACTTCCCAACTGATAACGACTATCGTCGTATTGGTTTGTTACTTAATCCATTTAGATATGGCACAAATGAATTAACTGCAGAATTAACTTTGTCAGGCACAAAGGCAGTTATATTCTCTCCTACATTTACAGGTAACTACACAACTGACGAGATCGTAACACAATCTAGGACAGTTGGTGGACAACAGGTAACTGCTAGAGGTCGTGTTGTTTCATGGAATAGCACAACAAAAGTATTGAAGTATTACCAGAATAGAATCGACGGTATTTTCCCTGAGATTACTGGTAGTTTGACTGAGTTTGATGGAGGTAACCCAGTTGTGGGATCTATCTCAGGTACATCAGGTGACCCAGACATCAACTTCCCTATCGTCTCTGGATCCTCTACCAGAGTGATTAACAACACTGAATATGATTTGGGTATGGCATTTACTAACGGTTATGCAGATCCAGAGATCCAACCAAATAGCGGTCGGATTATTTACATAGATAATAGAGGACCAATCACTCGTGCGGGCGACCAAATTGAGGATATCAAAGTCGTAATCGAATTCTAACGATGCCACAGAATACCAACCTAAACATTAGTCCATATTTCGACGACTTCGATAAAGATAAGAATTTTTATCGAGTGCTCTATAGACCTGGATTCCCAATCCAAGCAAGAGAGCTAACAACAATGCAATCGATTCTACAGAATCAGATTGAGAATATGGGTCAGCACTTTTTTAAAGAAGGTGCAATGGTCATACCTGGTCAAGTAGGTTATGACTTAAACGTACAAGCAATCGTCTTACAACAAGCATTCTTGGGAGTAGACGTTGAGACATATCGTACTCAACTAAGCGGAAAGATTATATCTGGACTTACATCTGGTATTCGTGCAAAAGTCCTATATTCAATCCCTGCTACTGAATCTACTAGAGGATACATTACACTATATGTAAAGTATATTGACTCTGGTGACACTGTATCTGAGACAAACATCCGTGGTTTCCAAGAAAACGAGCAGTTAATATCTGAATCTGAATTAACTTTCGGCACAACTCTTATTGAGATTGGATCACCATTTGGTCAGTTACTACCTGTTGATGCAACTGCAGTAGCTGCTGTAGCATATATTAATGAGGGTATATATTTTATTCGTGGACATTTTGTAAACGTCCCTAGTGCTTACATTATTCTTGACCAGTATACAAACAATCCGTCATACAGAATTGGTCTAGAAGTATCAGAATCTATTGTTACCCCAGAAGATGATACGTCTCTAAACGACAATGCTGCAGGCACATCAAACTATTCGGCACCAGGTGGACATAGATTTAAGATATCTACTACACTTGTTAAGAAACCAATTACAGATGAGACTGATAAAAACTTCATCGAATTGGTTAGAATCAGAAATTCTAAAGTTGAGCAACTTGTTAATACAAGTGCTTACTCACAACTTGAAAAGTCACTTGCGAGAAGGACATACGAAGAGTCTGGTGACTATGTAATTGACACATTTGATGTCAGTTTAAGAGAGCATCTTAATGATGGTTTCAATCATGGTGTATATACACCAGGTCAATCATCTAGAGAAGGTCAGGCAGCATCGGAAGAATGGGCTGCAATCGAGGTATCACCAGGTCGTGCATATATTAAAGGTTATAGGACAGAGTTTCTAACACCTCAGTATGTTGATCTACCAAAACCAAGAGATTTTGAAGCAATTCAAAACACTATCATTCCCTTAGAATGGGGTCAGTATGTAAAAGTATTCGACGTATATGGATGGCCAAACTTTACTGGTGAGGGTGTCCAAGATGCTTACCAAATCGTAGATCTATATGACGGTTGGGGTCTTAATACTGGTGCTAGTATATCTGGACAAAAAATCGGACGTGCTCGCTGTGTGCAACTACAGAAATCGGGAGCAGGTATCTTTGATATGTATATGATGGATATCCAGATGTATACAGGTATCAACTTTGTTGCAGGTAATACCACTGTCTCAATAGGTGATAAACTTGTTGGACGTATATCAGGTGCAACTGGATTTGTAACTTCTGATTTTTCTGGCACAAGAGTTTCTCTAGAGCAAGTATCAGGTAACTTCGTTGACGGTGAAGTAATTACTAGAGATGGTAGAGTTGTTGGCACATTGGATGCTGTCCATACATACAAAGTTATTGACGCAAGATCTGCTGTAGGTTATAACGCATCATCTATTGTAAGTTTCCTTGCTAACTTCTTACTTAATGATAGACAAGCAATCAGAGGTGCATCTATTACTGTTGATCTAAACGGATCTCCCCCTAAGATTACAGGTACAAATGGATCTAAGTTTGAGCAAGACCTCAGACCAGGTGATGTATTATGCCCTGATGGATTATCATCTCCTGAGGGTGAAAAAACTTTTGTGATTACAAAAGCAGTTAAGAATGCTATCAACCTAACATCTCAAAACAACACAGGTGTTACACCTTATGTCTTTGATTATCAAGCACAGACTGCTACAGTTGATACTAGTCTAACAAAAGGATCTATAACTGATGGCACATATACAACTGTTGTAAGATATAGACCATATCTATATGGACAAAATATACCTGCAGGTCAGTTGTCTCAAGATATGCCTAAGAAGACAATCAAATCTATTAGTGATGAATCATTCTTTGTCTTTAGGACGTTTGATAACAAGACTGTTGTATCAGGTGGTTTAACTGTTGCACTTCCAGAATCTGAGCAGTTTGCTGCGTTAGATGATGATAATTATATTCTTACTGTCCTCGCTGAGGGAGGATCTGCATATTCTGTAGGACAAAACTTAGACATTGAAGCACTTTCAGACTCAGGTGCATTGTCAGTTACTTATGGTGCTGACAGACAGTCTATCACTATTGGTGGTTTGACAAATGTTACCACAGTTAAGTTGACTGCACTGGTATCTAAGAATATTGTTTCTAGAAAAATTAAAACCGCATCTAAGATGCGTGCTATGAAAATCACTAGGACTGCAAAACAACAAGACGTCCAAAGATTTGGTCTACTATATGGAGGACTTTATGGCACAAGAATCGAAGACACTGAGATCTCATTCGGTCTCAACGATGTATATAAACTCCACGCAGTCTATGAATCCTCAGATGACAACCCTCCCAAGATACCTTACATTGTACTCTCAGAGGCAACTTTCTTTGCACCTGGCACAGTTATCACAGGAGGCACAAGTGGAGCAAGAGCAATAGTTGTATCATTTATCAACTCAACTCTAAGACTTTATAATGTTGATCTTAACGGATCCGCGTTTAGTCCTGGCGAAACAGTAACAGGTGTAGACGCTGATAATAACGTATTGACTGCAACTATTGATGATGCTGACGGATCTGTTGAAAAAGGATCTAAAGTTATCACAAATCAATATGAATTAAATCAAGCACAAAACCCATTCTTCTATGATGTATCACGTCTAGTAAGAAAACCTGGCACAACTCCTCCAACTAGACAGTTGATGGCAGTGTTTGACTACTTCATTCATGAAGCATCAGGAGATTATTTCTCTGGTCAATCATATACTGGTATAGAATTTTCAGATATTCCTTCACCTATACTTAAAGGATCTAGTCAAACTGTTAGAGATCAGATTGACTTTAGACCTGCAGTTGGTGAATTAGCAACAGGACAAGGTACAGTTGGTAGTCCTTTCGAGGTCACTTGTGCAACTCTTGACTTTGATGCAAGACAATTCTCTACTACTGGACAGGGTGCAGGTGCTGCAGCAGCAGCGACATTGTTTGATATTCCTAAGGCAGAAACAGAATTCCGTTGTGACTTTGATTACTACCTACCTAGGACAGATAAACTATTCCTAACTCACGATAACAAGTTACAGTTACTTAAAGGTAATTCTTCCGAAGATCCACAACCACCCGACAATATGCAAAATGCTATGTGTCTAGCGACATTGAAGCATAGAGCATACATGTTTGAGCCTGAGCGTGACTCAACAATTAACCAAGAAATCATCAAGCGTTATACGATGAAAGACATTGGTGATATGGAGAAACGTCTCACCAACGTTGAATATTATACTGCATTATCTTTATTAGAAGTTAAAGCAGAAAATACCGCTTCTTATGACGAGAATGGTTTTGATAGATTAAAGAATGGTTTCGTTGTAGATGACTTTACTGATCATAAGATTGGTGATGTTAATAGTGCAGATTACAAATGCTCTCTAGATTTCAAAGAAGGAATCTTGAGACCTTCTCACTTTACACAGAATGTCCCTCTAAAAATTAACCAAACAAAATCAACTAATGTTACAACAACTCCTGCAAACATTTGCATGCTACCATATACAGATGTTGAAATCGTTAAGCAACCCTATTGTTCGCGATCCGAGAACGTTAACCCATTTAACGTCTTTACTTTCATCGGGCGTATTGATCTTAATCCTACATCAGACGACTGGATCGAAACAAATAGACTTCCAGCTAGAGTAGAGAATGTAGAAGGAGATTTCTCATCAGTACAGAATGAGTTAAACATTGATCCTAATACAGGTTTTGCACCTATCCAATGGGGTGGTTGGGAAACTAACTGGGTTGGAGAAAGTTTAATCTCTACAGATACCATCATCAACAGGACTGGTAGTCATAGTGGTGGAGGTACTTGGGTCGGCACAAGACATCAAGGTCTTGAATTTATTCACGAAAGACGCACATTCGCAGTCACAGAGAATCAGTCTAGACAAGGTATTAGGACAAGAATTGTACCTAAGATTGAAAGAAAATCTATGGGTGACACAATACTATCACAGACTGCTGTCCCATGGATCAGATCTAGAAACATTGCATTTGATGTTTATAGAATGAAACCAAGGACTAGAGTATATGCATTCTTTGATGGAGTTGATATTACAGCATACATTACACCTAAAGTAATTGAGTTAAACAAGACAGGTAGTAACAGTAATATCATTAACGAAGTTGTAACTGCACCAGGTGCTAATACATTTAACCAACCTTCTGACAGCACGATTGATAACAGTAACCAAATACCATTTGTGGTAGGTGAGACTGTTGTTGGTATTGAGAGTGGCGTGAAGATAAAAGTTGCTGCAGCAGATGACGCATATGTAACTACACCATATGGCACAGGTGCTGCAACATTACCTTCATCATATGCATCTAACACCAACATATTAAATATTGACGTTGATGAGATGGCGTCTACTGCCAACGGTGAATTCCAAGGTAACGTTAAAATTGGTGAATTGCTTGTAGGTCTAACCTCAGGTGCTGCTGCATATGTTAAAGACCGTCGTCTATTGACTGACAACGTTGGTAACTTTAAAGGCACTTTCTATATTCCATCTCCTAAAATTGACTCCAACCCACGTTGGTCAACAGGTACAAGGACTATTAGATTGACAACCAGTGCTGCAAACGAAAGGACACCTGGCACAGTTGACTCATCTGCTGACGTAGAATACAGAGCAACAGGTACATTACAGACTGTTAGAGAAAACATTCTTGCAATTAGAAATGCTGAGATCGTCCGTGACACAGTTAGTGATGAAAGAGTATTAACAAACTCTACTAGGACTGAGACTAGACAGATTGGTTGGTATGACCCTCTTGCACAATCATTCATTGTGGATGAAGAAGGTGGTATTATGATTACCTCTGTTGATCTATTCTTTAGGACTAAGGACTCCAACATCCCTCTTTCCATGCAGATAAGGACTATGGAGAATGGTAATCCTACCAAAGATATCTTACCTTTATCTGATATTACAGTTAACGCTGCAGATGTTGAGATATCAGAAAGTGGATTGATTCCAACAAGATTTACATTTAGATCTCCTGTTTATATTAAACAGTCGGTTGAATATTGTTTCGTATTATTATCTGACTCTAACGAATATCAAGTCTGGATATCCAGAATGGGTGACGTAGAAAAATCAGGTAACAGGACAATATCTGAGCAACCATATGCAGGTGTGTTATTCAAATCACAAAACGCATCTACTTGGACTGCTGACCAATATGAGGATCTTAAGTTTACAATTTATAAAGCAGCATTCGATACTAACGTAACTGGCACAGTAACACTCGAAAACGTTGAGATGGGTGAGACTAATGGTGGTTATACTAGATTAGTAGATAACCCAGTAGTTACTATTCAACCAGAGCAAGTATTGACTCTACCATCAGGATCATTTGAATACACAGTTGGTGCTAGATTAACACAGACACCATCAGGTGCATCTGGCACAGTATCAGCATTCGATTCAACAGCAACACCTAATACTATTACTATCAATGATATATCAGGTATATGGTCTGCAGGTTTCTTAGATGCAAGTAGTAATGCATTCCAAGGAATCGTATCGTCTCAGGCGACCGCGATTTTCCAGTTGTCTACAGTGTCTAACGGTGACTTCTCACCTAGACCTAATCCTGCAACAGGTACTGCAACTACAACTAACGACATTATAACTGGATCTACATCCAATTCTACTGCAAGAGTTACAGCATACTATGCGACAGGTGATACTCTACCTGACAATAATACTGCAACTAATCCTGTATTGTATGTAAACTATGTTGATAAAGACTTCGACCTTGCAGACACTCTCTCGGAGAATGGCGGTGTTGTCACTGCTACTATTACCTCTGTTGCCTATAGTGGAGACACAAGGAATAACTACCCTGTTTCGGCACCATCATATCAGGCGAAGGATCGTAAAGTCCTCGTGTATCACAAGAATCATTGTATGCACCAACGTACCAACAATGTTGACGTCAAAGGTATAATTTCAGAAATTCCACCAACAACGTTGACTTCTTCGTTGGCAGCAGGTGCTACATCTATTAACGTAGAGAGTGCAATAGCATTCCATACACAAGTTAATGGACAAGCAATCGGTAACCTAAATCCTGGTTACTTAATGATCGGTAGCGAGATTATTCAATACTCTGCTATCGCTACAGATGGTAAAGTAATTACAGTTGCAACATCTGGTAGAGGATCTAACGCCACTGCTGACCAAGATCATCCTACTGGATCACCTGTAGTTTGTTATAACCTTGATGGTATTCCTCTTACAGAAATCAACAAGGTACATGATGGAATAGAAGATCCATGGATGGATCATTATCTATTGAATACTACATCCGTTGCTAACAACGGTATTAGAGGTGGTGGTTTCATGGCAATGGCATCTCAAAACTATCAATTTGAGACTCTACGTCCATCAGTTGCTAACTTAGTATTCCCAGAAACGAGTATTGTTTCTCGTGTAAATACTACTAGCAGCACCTCCGTTGGAGATGGCACGGCGGTTGTGGATCAAGCATCCTTCGTTAACAACGGTGCATATTATGATATCACACTAAATACAGAAAATTACTTCGCAACTCCTCAGATGATCTGCTCTAAGGTTAATGAGGATAATAAGTTGGGTGGTAATAAAAGTATATCTCTTGACTGCACATTAAATACTGATAATGCTAACGTCTCACCATATGTGGATCTTGATAGGACATCTCTTATCACGATCAGTAATAGAATCAACTACTGGCCAGGTGGTCCTCAACCTCTTGGTATCAACAGTTTGATTGAATCTACTGCAAACGTATCCTTAGAGCCTAGTGGAGATCAAAACGACGCGGTTTATCTCACAAGAATAGCAAACCTTGCTCAACTTTCACGCACACTTAAGATTGATTTTGGTTGCTATCGCCCACAAGGGACTGAAACAAGAGTCTATATTAAGACTTTTGAATCAGGAAGTGAAGTTGATCCCGATACAATCAACTTTGTAGAGATACAACCTAAGGTTGCGATTCCTGCGTCGGACGTTTTTGAATTTAGAGATTATTCTTACGAAGCAACTGGACTTAATTTCAACGCTTTCCAAGTGAAGATTGTAATGAGGTCTAGAAATCAAGCATCTGTCCCTCAGATTATTGACTTTAGGTCTACAGCACTCGCTACTTAAAGTACCTAAACTTCGATCCCGAAAACCGACAAGCTTAGTCTACTTATTATTTTATTATTTGTCAAGCTATGGACTTAAGAAAACTCATTCCTGTTGATGGAAAAGAGGGTTGGTATCGTGATCCCCTGACAAATGCCATCGTAAACAACAATACATCAGAATACGAAAAATACATGAATGCCTATAACAAGCGGGCAAAACAGGAAGTCACAATAGAGACTTTACAAACTGAAGTTGATGAAGTAAAATCAGATCTAAAGGATATTAAAGGTCTACTCAAATCATTATTGGAGCTACAAAATGACAGCAACTAAAACTGAATCTCTTTCTAAGGAAGAGCTTCTTGATCAATTCAAGACTCGTTACGAAAAGTTGATTGGTGAAAACAAAGAATTGACTGACAAAATTCGTCAAAACGAGCAGACAGCACTTAAACTATTAGGTGCAATCGAAACATTAGAATATCTATCACCTGAGAAACTAGCTGCAACAACAGAGGTCACTGAGGACATAAATAGTCCAGAATAACATAGTGTGCAGTTGCAAGGATCCTTTAAGCAATGGCAAATAGACTACAACTAAGACGTGATGGTGCTCAGCAGTGGGCAAACATTAACCCGATACTTGCTCAGGGTGAGTTAGGTATCGAGATTGACACGTCTAGAATAAAAATTGGTGACGGTGTTACTCCGTGGAATAGTTTACGCTATGAGCGTCCACTAGAAACGGAATCTAATACTGCGAACACTCTTGTCAAGAGGGATGCTGACGGTAACTTTGAGGCAGGTGCAATCACTGGATCTCTGGTAGGTAACTCAGCAACAGCAACTAGATTAGCAAACGCAAGACAAATCACTCTTGGTGGTGACATGTCTGGTAGTGGTACTTTTGATGGATCTGCAAACTTAACCATTACTGCCGAGTTGAATTATCAACCAGGCTTACCTCATTATGATGCCAATGATTTAGATGCTACAGGGACATATACACAGATAACACTAGACTCTCGTGGTCGTGTTACTGCTGCTACTAACCCAACAACTTTATCAGAATATGGTATTGCTGACGCTCAGGCAGCAGACACAGATTTACAATCTATAGCAGACATGACATCCTTTGGTTTGATGTCACGTCAAGCGGAAGGTACAATTACAACTAGGACACTAACAGGTGGATCTGGTCGTTTAGTAATTAATAATGGTAACGGTCAAAGCAGTAATCCATTCATTGACCTTGCTGATACCACAGTTGTCGTTGGTTACTACAACCCTACAGGTAACTTAGACACTCCACTAGTATCGGTAAATTTACCCGACGACGATACTGTAAACACAACAGAATTTACAGTAGACAGATATGGTCGATTAACACAAGCACTAACCATTCCAATCGCTACCGCTACACAAGGTAGTGAGGTAAGTGCATTCGACAACTCAACAACTTACGCTCGCTATGCAAAAGTCAAAAATGCAAGTAATCGCTTGTATGAGGCTATCGCTGCTATCAGTTCTGGAGGCGGTGAGCCTACACACACGGACACCTCCGACACAGGGTCTTGGCGTTATTTGGGAACTGCTGTAACCCCACAAAAGGGTTTAGCATCTTTCAATCAAGAGGACTTCGATGTAACAGCATGGAATCCTGCAAGTGGATATGAAGGTGGTTTTGTAACCATCGCTGAAAATGGAGTAGATAATCTACAACTACAAAATAATAGAATCTCTTTTGCTGATGGTAATACAAAAGAAGATTTTGAATTAGATCAGGAGTTAACATCAACTACTGGTTATAGAGGATTTAATTATCTTAACTATACTAAGGTAAACGATACAACTGGTAACTTACTCTTTGGTGTTAATAATACTGGTGATGGTAGTGGTGGGACTCAACAGTTAGTTACTACGATAGCAGTCACAGTAGGTGTAGATAATGTCGGTGGTCAAGCAACAGGTGTATTTTATCTTGATGCTGTAGAGAAACCTAGCATTGGTCTTAAGAAAGGAGTAACATACATCTTTGACCAGTCAGATAATAGCAATGAAGTATACAATGGGATGAATCACCCATTGATGTTTAGCACAGGATCTGATGGTGACCATAATGGTAATGGTCATTATATGGATGGTGTTACCTATAAGTTAGATGGTGCAGTCGTCACTATGGCAGGGTATGTAAGTGGTTTTGATGCTGCTACAACTCGCGTCGCAGAAATTTTAGTGCAGACTGATGCACCTGCAAGTCTATATTATTGGTGTCATCATCATACAGGACAAGGTAATAGTTTAACTATCACTGATGGTGGTGCAGGAGAGGTTGATATTAATGTAAGGACTTACTTCTCTGATGCAGATATTACTTTAGATGGTGCAATCGATCAGGCTCTAGACAAGACTGGTGATGGTAATCTTACTTTTCAACACACACAAAATACAACAGAAAATCGCACTCTATTAATTAATGCGACAAATGCAGGTAGTGGTAATGCTCTTATCAATATCACTTCTGAAAATGATATTACTATCAATGCCACAAACGTTGCTAATAGAGTCAACGTAGAGGACTTCCATTTCCAAGACAACGTTATTTCAACTACCAACTCTACGTTGATAATTGATCCTAATGACGATGATGGTGCTACTGGTCTTGTTAGAGTCCGTGGTGATCTTCAAGTAGATGGCACAACTACAACTGTAAACTCAACTACATTAACAGTCCAAGATCCTATCATCACTTTAGGTGGTGAAGATACTCTTGTATCAGATGATAACTTAGACCGTGGTGTAGAATTTAGATACTATGATACACAAGAAAGATTCGGATTCTTCGGGTGGGACGAAGATTATGCAGACTCTAACATATGGTCTGGCACTGGCGGGTATCGCTTCCTCTACAATGCGACCAACTCTTCTGAGACATTTACTGGGACTGACGCTCCTATCATTGGTGGTAACCTCAGATTAACAACTAATACTTCTTCTACTTGGAAGACACCTACAACAGGTACACTAGTTGTAACTGGTGGTGCAGGTATTTCTGAAAATCTTAACGTCGGTGGCACAACCCACTTGAATGGTAACGTTGAGATTGATGGCACTGTTGACATAGATGCAAACTTCGCTGTTAGAAATGGCACTACTGATAAGGTTACTATCGAAAGTGCTACAGGTAACACAGTTATTGAAGGTACAGTTGACATTCAGTTACAAACAACTATAACTGATGGTCTTCTTTTACAAGCAGATAATAAAAAATTCGAGATTAAAACTGCAGGTGGCACTAGTGTATTTGATATTGATACAGATAATGGTAATACACATACAGATGGCACATTAGATGTAGATAGTGGAGTAACATTTAATAGCACTCTTGATGTAGATTCTGCTGTTACATTTAATTCAACATTGGATGTTGATAATGATTCAGTATTCCATGATGATATTACACTTGATACCACTGGTAAGAATTTCAAGATTACAAACGGCACTGATGATAAATTTACCGTCCTTTCTACAAATGGTAATACAGATATCAGAGGCACACTTACTGTAGGATCAGCAGTAGTATTAGAAAATACTTTCCAAGTAGATGGCAACGCTACTATTGGTAATCAATCTAGCGATACATTAACAGTTAACTCAGACACTACTCTTACAGATAACCTTACAGTTAATCAAGCGGTAGATTTTGATTCAACTCTTAATGTAGATCAGGCAGTAGATTTTAATTCTACTTTAACTGTAGATGGCACAACCACANTCTACGATTCTATAATCTTACAGTCTGATAACGAAGTCTTTAATATCAACAATNCTTCTGGTCAGATACAGTTTGCAGTTGATAGTGATAATGGTAATACAATAATTGGTCGTGTTGGACAAGGCACAGGTACTTTGACAGTCCACGGTGACGCAACCTTTAATGACAATACACAGTTTACTGACAACGTAACTATCGGTAATGCAAACACTGATACTCTTACAGTCAATAGCAACACAACTCTAACTGACGACGTTAGAATCAATGGGTCACTAATTGTTGACACGAATGCCACAATAGAAGGTAACCTAACTGTTAACGGCACAACAAGCACAGTTAATTCTACTGTTGTTACGTTAGACGATCCTATTATTACTTTAGGTGGTGACACTGCTCCTTCATCTGATGATGCTAAGGATCGTGGTGTTGAGTTTAGGTATTACGATAATCAAGCAAGACTAGGATTCTTTGGTTGGGATAACTCTGCAGAAAGATATGCACTTTATCATGCTGCTACTAATTCATCAGAGGCATTCTCAGGCACAAGATCTGGTCTAGATGCAGGATCACTTAAATTATTTGACACAACAAATGCGACAAACTCTGCTACTGGGACTCTGATCGTTGGTGGTGGTGTTGGTATTGGATTGGATCTCTACGTTGGAGACGATCTAGTCGTTACAGACGATGGATCATTTGGTGGAGATGTCAGTATCACTGGCACGCTCGATGTAACTAATGACTTTGCAGTTAACTCTACTAAGTTTACTGTTGCTTCTGCCACAGGTAATACAATCATTCAAGGCACAGTCCAAGTTGACGGTAACGCAACTATTGGTAATGCTTCTGGTGACTCACATGTAGTTACAGGTGGAGTTACATTTAACCAAGCAATTATATCAACAGATATTACTGCCGATAACATTAAGATCGGTGTTGATGGATCGAGCGAAATTTCAACAACCTCTGGAAATCTAATATTAGATTCAGCAGGTGGCACCGTTAATATCACAGATGATGCTGACGTAGACGGAGACTTAAATGTTGACGGTAATACTAAGGTTGATGGCACTCTTACTGTCGATGGTAATACTACTATCGGTAACGCATCAGGAGATGCTCACGAATTCACTGGCACGGTTACATTTAACCAAGCAATCACCTCCACAGACATCACAGCAGACGCCATCAAGATCGGGGTCGATGCTAACAATGAGATTAGTACCACAACTGGTAACCTTGTCCTCGACTCTCAGGCAGGAAAGGTACACATCACAGATAATGCTGAGGTAGATGGCAATCTACAGGTAGATTCAAATACAACTCTTGGTGACAGCAGCAGTGACACACTAACTGTCAATGCAACATCTACATTTAATGCTGCGATCACATCTACAGACATCACTGCTGATAACATTCAGATCGGTGTTAGTGGATCTTCTGAGATTGACACATCTCTAGGTAACTTAACTATTGATTCTGCAACAGGTGAGACTATTGTAGATGATAACTTAACTGTAAGTGGCACAGCAGATATTAATCTGTTGACTACAATTACAGATGGTTTAGTAGTTAAGGCAGACAATAAGCAAGTCCAGATTCAGACTGCAGCAGGTCTAGACAAATTTACTATTGATACTGACAATGGTAATACAGATATTCAAGGCACACTTAATGTCGAGGGTGCTACAACCATTGACGATACTTTCAATGTCACTCAAGCAACTGATCTTGATAGCACTCTAAACGTAGATGGTGCAGCGACATTCCAAGATAACGTCACAATAAACGCTGATAATAAAACATTTAAGATCCAGAATAACTCTGGTGTCGATAAGTTTACAGTAGATACAGATAACGGAAACGTAGTAACTCAAGGCACATTAGAAGTTACAAGCACAACAACTTTAGTTGATAATGTAACTGCACAGGCAAGAGTTGATCTTACTAAGAATGAGAATCCTACATCTCTAACTGCTAACGCTCCATTAATGATTCCTAATGGTGGTGCAACCATTGGTGAGGATGTCTTTATCGGACAGACTCTAAAATTAGGACCTAATGCTGCAGAGACAATTACACTAGCAGGCACAACTGGTAATGCAACTATTGGGGGCACACTTGGTGTTACAGGTATTACAACACTAACCACCCTAAACTTAGGAAGTCTCACATCCAGTGGTGCTGCTAACATCGGCGGTAGTTTGATTGTTAACACAAACAAATTTAGTGTTGCATCTGCAACTGGTAACACTGATATTGCAGGTACATTAGATGTCGTAGGTGCAACTGTCATTGACGATACATTGAATGTCACACAGAATGTTGACTTTGATGCTGACCTTAATGTAGATGGTAATTTACAACTTGATGGCACACTTACTTTAGATAGCACATCATTATTCAAAGATAATATTGTATTAAAGGGATCTACTAAGACTCTTAAATTACAGAATGGTAGCAGCACAACTAAGATTGAGTTGCAATCAACTTCTGGTAACATCATAGCGGGTGGTCTTACAACTACAAACTCTCTTGACGTTACAACTAACACCACTATCGGAGGCACACTTGGTGTAACAGGGCAGATCACTGGTAACCTAACAGGTGATCTAACAGGTACTGCTGACAAGACTCTACTCTCTGATATCACAGATACTACAACATCTAACCTTACATACTTCCCAACATTTGTTTCTACAAATAATGGTTTCACTGAGATCCGCACAGACTCTACAAACCTTACATACAACCCTTCTACTAACAGATTAACTGTTGCAAACTTCAGATCAACAACTGACTTTGAAGTCCAAGGTAACTTGAATATTACAGGTAATATCTTGTATGGTCAGTCACAGGTTGGAGACATTAGTAACCATGACACTGATGCATTAACTGAAGGATCAACAAATCTATACTTTACTGACGAAAGAGTTGACGATAGAGTTAATTCTCTAATCGTAGGTGGCACTGGTATTACTGCGACTTATGATGATGCAGGTAACATGTTGACCTTAAGTGCAACACAGGCAGATATAAATACCGACAATATAACAGAGGGATCTACAAATCTCTTCACTACTGCTGCTCGCACTAGGAGTCATTTCACATATGGCACAGGTATTACACATAACAGTGGCACACTTTCTGTTACTCAGGCTGATATCGACACCGATAATGTCACAGAAGGATCCACAAATCTATTTACAACTGCTGCTCGCACTAGAGGACATATCTCTGTTAGCGGAGACCTAGGATATAATGCTTCTACAGGTGTTATCTCATACACAATCCCAACAACTATCGCATCTCTATCCAACCATGATACAGATGATGTAGCAGAGGGAGCAACTAACAAATATTATACAGATGAGAGAGTTGATGACAGAATCGATGCTCTTATCATTGCTGGTACTGGTGTTACTAAAGTCTATGACGATGGTGCTAACACATACACATTATCTGTTACACAGGCAGATGTTAACACTGACACAGTAACTGAAGGCAGCACTAACCTCTTTACTACTGCTGCTAGGACAAGGACTCACTTTACATACGGCACAGGAATCACACATAGTAGTGGTACTCTTAGTGTTACTCAGTCAGATATTAATACTGATAATATTACTGAAGGATCGACTAATGTATTCTTTACTAATGCTAGAGCGGATGCTCGTGTAGTTGCAGGTATCACTGGAAAACTTGATGCTTCTGCAATTAGCACATTTGGTCTAACATTAGTTGATGACGCAGATGCTTCTGCTGCAAGATCAACTCTTGGTCTTGGATCTGCTGCTGAGTCTAACACAGGTGACTTCGCTACTGCAGCACAGGGCACACTTGCTGCATCTGCCACACAACCAGGTGACTTAGCAACTGTAGCAACCAGTGGAGCATACAATGACCTAACTGGTAAACCTACATTATTCTCTGGTGCATATTCAGACCTAACTGGTGCACCTTCTCTTGGTGCTGTTGCGACATCTAATGATTATGATGACCTAAGCAACAAACCAACACTAGGCACTGCTGCTGCAACTGCATCTACCGCATATGCTACTGCTGCACAAGGTACAAAAGCAGACGCTAACGATACTGACATAGATGACATCTATACTCAGTTAGTTGCGATTGGTAATAACAATGCGATTACAACAGTCGCACAACTTAAGACTGCACTACTAGCATTAGCAAGAAGTTAACTAAATGGCAATTCCTACCTCTAAAGCTGAATTAAAAGAATACGCTCTTCGTAGACTGGGCAAACCAGTCTTGGAGATCAACGTGTCTGATGATCAAGTTGATGATGCTATTGATTATACTATACAAAAGTTTCAACAGTATCATTATGATGGTGCACAACGTTGCTACTTAAAGCATAAGGTTACACAGGATGTCATAGACAGAAGTGAATCAAATACAACTTCTACTTCTAAAGCAGGAAATGATACATGGTTAGAAGGCAATGGTTATATAGAAATCCCAGATCACATCCTATCGATTGAAGGGATTTTTTCTTTTACAGATAAAGGCACATCAAACATGTTTGATATTAGATATCAGATGCGTTTGAATGACTTATATGATTTTACATCTACACAGTTTTATCATTACTACATGATACAACAACACCTTTCTACCATTGACTTTTTGTTAGAAGGTATTAAACCAGTAAGATATCATTCAGTGCAAGACAGATTATATCTAGATTTTGATTGGCCACAAGATGCACAGTTAGATCAGTATATAGTTATTAAAGCATGGAGAGCATTAGATCCGACAACATGGACAGAGATATACAATCAGATGTGGGTTAAAGATTATGCCTCTGCTAAAATTAAAAAGCAATGGGGACAGAATCTAACAAAATTCCAAAGCGTGCAGATGCCAGGTGGAATAACTCTTAATGGTGAGATGATTTACAATGATGCAGTAGAAGAGTTAAAAAATCTAGATGAGCAACTACGCACCACTTGGGAAACTCCACCTCTAGACATGATCGGATAACATGGCACTCAACACATTCTTTACACAGGGGACTACTGGCGAGCAGAATTTAGTCGGTGACTTAGTTACCGAGCAAATTAAGATGTTCGGTAAGGATGTATATTATATTCCTAGGACTATTGTAAAGAATGATGATACATTTGGTGAGGACACCTTAAGTAAGTTTGAAGGTGCATTTTTAATAGAAGCATACATTGAAGATGCCTCAGGATTCCGTGGCGACGGAGATATGTTTAGTAAGTTTGGTGTAAGAATATCAGACCAGATTACTTTTATAATATCACGCACAAGATTTACAGAAGCAGTAGATGATAACGCACAATTAATTGTAGAAGGTAGACCAAACGAAGGTGATCTAATTCACTTCCCTTTGGCAAACAAAACTTTTGAGATACAGTTTGTTGAGCACGAGCAACCTTTCTATCAGTTGGGTAAAGTGCATGTATGGGGTTTGCGTTGTGAGTTATTCGAGTACAGCGACGAGGATATCGATACTGGTGTTGCTGCTGTTGATCAGATTGAAGTTGACTTCTCTGTTGCAGTTACAGTCAACTTTGCAACAGGTGGCAGTGGTGACTTTACAGTTGGAGAAGTAGTTGCAGGTGGCACATCAAATGTTACAGCAGAGGTTAAGTCTTGGGATTCCACAACCAGACAACTCCAAGTCTACAACAGATCGGGTATATTTACGATTCCCGAAACTGTTACTGGCCAAACATCTGGAGCTGCTTGGACTTCTGCATCATACAATACACTAAATAATACGAGCAGTGAATTCGATCAAAATTCTGCGTTTGAAACTAACGCTGATGGTATCCTAGACTTTAGTGAGGGCAACCCATTTGGTGAATTCGGTAACAAAGGAAGTAGTCTCTAATGCTAGGCACATATTCATATCACGAGATTTTTAAGAAGACAGTTATCGGTTTTGGTACTCTGTTTAATAACATAGAGCTTAGACGCACGTCTGGATCTAAAACTGAGGTAATGAAAGTGCCTCTCGCTTACGGTCCTAAACAAAAGTTTCTTGCTCGTCTCGCACAACTAGGAGATCTAACTACAAAGGATAGGACACAGATAACATTACCTAGAATATCTTTTGAAATAGGAGCAATCCAATACGATCCCACAAGAAAATTATCACCAACTTCATATATAAGACACACAAGTGGAGATAAAACCAATAAAGGTTTTATGCCAATTCCTTATAATGTTAACTTTGAATTGGCAATTCTATCTAAGAATCAAGATGATGCCTTGCAGATTCTTGAGCAAATTCTTCCACACTTCCAACCTAGTTTCAATATTACAATGAATCTAGTTGCTGAGCTGGGAGAAAAAAGAGATTATCCAGTCACACTTTTGAGTGTGGAATATGATGATCAATATGAAGGTGACTATGACACACGTCGCACACTGATATACACCTTACAGTTTGTCGCAAAGACTTACCTATACGGACCTGTCGCTGACAAAACAGGTGAAGTTATCACGAAAGCGATTGTTGATTATGCAACCGATGCTAAGGTTACCGCTCCTAGAGAGGTACGTTACACAGTTACACCTGATCCTGTTGACGCAGATCCAGATGATAACTTCGGATTTAATGAGCTTTACAGTGAGTTTACAGATGGAAAGTCCAGAAACCCAGTCACAAACACAGACGAGTAAGTTTGACGGTATAGCTGACGCAATGGATGTGTCAACTGATATCATCAAACCCCCTTTGGCGAAACCAGAAGTCGTGGAAACGGCGACTAAGGATCAGCTCAAAAAAGATTATGAATATACTCGTGGTAATCTATACTCTCTTATCGATAAAGGACAAGAGGCTGTAGATGGTATATTGGAATTAGCACAAGAGTCAGACCAACCTCGTGCGTATGAAGTTGCAGGTCAGTTGATTAAACATGTAGGTGATGTTGCTGACAAGTTAGTAGACTTACAAAAGAAAGTTGCTGACATAGAAGCACCTAAGAAAAAAGAGGTCAATACCACAAACAATACCATGTTTGTAGGTAGCACAGCAGATCTCGCCAAGTTTCTAAAGCAGCAACGAGATAAATAGAAAAGTAGGAGAATCTTTACCCATGTCAGTATTAAATGTAATTGACACCCAAACAGTATCAGGTAGTGGCACCAGCTACATCGTGGTTAAAACTGGTGTCTTGAGATGTCTTGCGACATCTGCGTCTTCGATTCAAGTCGATGGCGGTCCCGCTATTACTTTGGTTGCCAATGAAGCATTATTAATTTCATGTGGTAAATCAAAAGGTGCTAAGATTGCAGCAGCAACAGACGCTGCAGCAATGGTAGTCACTGCAGAGGGATATTCTGGTGGTGGTCGTCACACATTTAGTGTTGGTGATTACATACAAACAGTTGATGGTGGTGACACAGACGGATTCACATCCGATTTTGAAACTGCAGCATCTGCAGGAAAACAAGTTACAGCAGTAACAGCATCCACTATTACTACTAATTATGACTCATCAGCAGCAAGTGGAGACTATTCACTCAGTGCAGCAGACGCAACTGCAGGCACTGTGCCACTCATCCAAAGAACAGTCAAACTCACAGCAGGAAGTGCAAACGTTATCGTTGAGACAGTCCAGATTGTCGGAGGATAATCCATGCCCGCCGTCTCCAAAAAACAACAAAGATTCTTCGGGATGGTTAGACAAGCTCAGAAAGAGGGTCAGGCGAAAGCTTCCTCACCTGAGGTTGCCAGAGTTGCTTCCCGCATAAAAAAATCCGATGCGAAAGACTTCGCATCTACAAAACACAAAGGTTTACCTGAGAAAAAGAAAATGAATGAAGAAGGTTACGACCATCTAAGAGATCAGGGGAAGATTCCACCAACTAAAGGAAAGAGGGATGCAACTACTATGCCTAGGTCTGATAAAAAGATGAAAGGGCAAACTGCTGCACAGAAAGCAGCAAAAGGTAAATCTGCACTAGAGATAGTGAAAAAATCTATTACCGACAAGTATGGAAAAGGTGCCATTATGAATTTAAAAAAAGAAGGGACTGCCTACGGCATCTATAAAGGTGACGGTAAGATGAAGATTGGTGCAAAGAAAAAAGAAGATAAGAATAAGCAAGAAGTAAAGGCAGTGCCTGCTGATACTATGGAAGGTATGTATGATGTAGATCCTAAGACTGGTGAGTCACCTGTAGCAGCTTCAGTTAGAAAAGGAAACAAAAAGACAGGTGATAAAAGACTTAGACATTTTGCTAAACTTGCAAAGAAAATGGTGGGTGAGGAGACTCTTACTGAGAGACAAAAGGATAGTGACAATCAAAGATTGAGTCAGGAGCGTGGTCGCTCTAACTACGGTAAGGCATCTATCAGAAACATGAGAGCATCAGGCACAGGTGGTAATGCTGCTGACCCTGCTGAAAGACTTGTAGCAATGGACGCAAGACATAAAGCACACAAAGAGAAACGTGGTGTGAAGACTAAAGGTATGAAAGAAGAAGTATATACAGGACCTAAAAAAGGTGACTTAAAAGGATATGGATCTAAAGCATTCAAAGAATATGAGAAGAATATGGATCCTAAAAAACGTCAAGCACTCAAAGACAAGGCAACTAAAGGTATGAAATTTACTCATGAAGGAAAGGATACTTCAGCAATGAAAAAATTCCTTGATGATAAAGCAAAAAAATTAGAGAAGAAAAGAAATTCACAATCTGATGCTGCTAAAAACAATCCTCATTTTGATAGCACATCTTCCATGCCTAGAAGTAGAGTATATGCAGGTCTACAACTAAGTGGTGACGGCAGACTTGGTAAACTCTTAGAAGGTCTAACAGCGAAAGAGCGTATGAAAAGAGACGCAGGTGCTATCGCTAAGAAAAAGATGAAACAGAAAGAGCATAACAAATATGTTAATTTCTTAGATGTTGATGAAGCATTACATCCTAATGTAGCAAGAAATGATGCTATTAATAAGGCAAATGCTATGAAGCGTGCAAAGGAGAGGGAAGCATCTAAACCTTCTGCTGATGTAATTGCTGCTAGAAAGCGTCAGTATAAAGGTGGTAGTGACTATACTGCTGCTGATAAAAAGAAAGTTATTCAGTCTTATAAGAAAGAAGAGACTATCCTAGAAACACCAAAGGGTGACGCAGGAAAAGACACACCAACTAAACAGTCAGATAGAGCTGCTCGTAGTTATGGTAGTGGTTACGGTGCAAAGTATAATGCTCCTGCTCGTAAGACTATTCATAAGATGAAGAGAGGAGTCAAGAAGTATAAGGGTGAGAAGGAAAATAATGATGGGTCTACAAAGATGACCAATTTCATTGATGATAGAAAGTCTCACTTCCATACACAAGGTAAGTCTTATGATGAGCCTTCAAGGAAGAAGATGAAGAAGGAAGAAGTTGCAATTTCTGAAAAAATAAAGTATGATAGTAAAGGATCTTCTATGGATTACTTCCTAGGCAAAGATCCAAAGAAGACAAAATACTATAAAGATAATAAGAAAAAGAATGAATCTAAATCATCTTGTGAATGCAAGCATGAGTCATTCTCCGATTTCTTAAAGGAAGGTAACGCCACTGGTCGTATGCTTCAGAAGTCAAAAACTCAGGTCACAGGGCACATCAGTGCTGACAGGGGGTCAGACGAAAAAAAGAATCAATCCAAGCGTAAAGGCTTGGAAAAAGATCTGAAGAAGCATAAGATCGGACACAAAAAAGGTGTAGGTGAATACAAGTATGACAGTGGAGAAACTGGTCGCGAAGTGTCCTATCAGACCTCAAAACCTGATAAGATGTCTAAACGTCGTTTTGGAAAAGTCATGCGACGTCTAGGACGTAAGCACGGACAAGAGTCTGTGATTACTAAAGACAAGGATAAACCTGCAAAGTTACATACTACCGAGAAAGGAAGTAAAGAGAAGTCTCAGACACTAGGTAAGTCTAAGGCAGGCAAACACCCCAAGGGGTATGGAGAAACTTCTGGCACNAAAGTCAGGAGTGCTAANTTACCTAAGAAAACNAACAAATCATCTTATCANTATGGCTGAGCACAAGACAGATAAAAACGGATACGGAGTTTGGTATTGTATGTATTGTGGATTCACTGCACCGCAAGGGCATTGGAGACCTAAGGCATACATTGAAAAACACGAAGAGAATTGTCCTAAAAGACCATCATGAAAACATTCCAAGAATTTCACGAATCTGCTTGGCAGAGAAAAGAAGGCAAGAATAAGACAGGCGGTCTGAATGAAAAAGGACGCAAATCTTATGAACGTGAAAATCCTGGTAGCGATCTGAAGGCACCACAACCTGGTGGAGGACCTAGAAAGAGATCATTCTGTGCAAGAATGGGTGGAGTAAAAGGACCTATGAAAGACGAGAAAGGTCGTCCAACCCGTAAAGCACTCGCACTTAGAAAATGGAAGTGCTAGTATAAATAAGTATAAAGACTTATTATATGAAATTCCTTAATACCTTCTTGTTGGGAATATCGGTAACAATATTAGATACCCTATACAAGGGAAGACATTTTGAAAGATTTTGGGTGCTAGAGGAGATTGCTCGGGCACCTTATTTTGCTTTTATAAGCGTATTACATTTACGAGAATCATTAGGTCTGAGAGGACAAGTGCATACTGATCTTATGAAAGAGCACTTTGCACAGACTCTAAATGAGACAGAGCATCTAGAAGAGATGGAAAAGAGGGGAGGTAATAAGTATTGGATAGATAGATTCTTCGCACGTCATCTAGTATTACTATACTATTGGATCAATGTAGCATACTATTTTTTTGATCCCATAGATGCATATGATCTTTCCGAGAAAATAGAGTGGCATGCAGCAGATACATACTCTAAATACTTAGAAGAATTTCCACAGGATGAAAAAATTTCTGCTATAATGCAGGATGAGATTCATCATGCTCAGGAATTATCTGAAGCCATACGTCTTATAACATGAAGTCACAGTTTATCCTATTTGCATGTTTTTTACCACTTGCTGCGATATACATAGTGATGAAATTTGCTGTATGGATGAGTGCCGTAAACAACGAGACGATCTATGTTAGCAAAGAACGGTTTAGAAAGCGAGGACCCTATGTGGAGAATCCGTATGCGGACGTTGATGAAGAGGAAGAGGAATATGGAGATACGACAGATTATAAATGACGTCCTTCATCAATATTATGTTGTAGAGCGTGGTATGCCTATTCCTAGATGGAAAACCAACACAGATCCACAGTGGTGGATAGAATATCTTGCATCATTAAAAGATGGTAGTAGTACACAGCGTTAACATAATGGTGCTAATACTTGTCATTTCTGTGACAATACTGATTGCCTATATAATGAAGTATGCGTATCAGGAGATGAATGATGGGAGCGATGACACCTCCAAGTCGGAAGAGTTGCTATAACTTCAGAGTTGTCGAAATCAATCGTGTAGTTGACGGAGATACAATCGACGTGACTATAGACTTAGGTTTTGATCTCAGCAAAAAAGAAAGGGTGCGTGTAGCAGGAGTTGATACTCCTGAGAAGAGGACAAGAAACTTAGAGGAGAAAGCACTTGGAATTGATGCGACAAACTGGCTTAAAGAAAAGCTTGAAGGAGCGATTGACGGTGAGGATGATCTTGTCATTAGGACTGAGCTCGTTGGTGGTATGGGTAAGTATGGTCGTCTTCTTGGCTGGCTTTATATTGGGGATTCAACTGTGTCTCTCAATGAGCAGATGATTGACGAAGGATACGCTTGGTGCTATGATGGAGGGACAAAAAACAAAGACTTCGAGTCTCTTCGTGAGATTCGTAGATCACATGGCACACTACTAGAAGGATGAGAGACAAAATGATTGATGCCTTGCTGCAACATGCCAAGGGTCAAATACATAAACATAAAATGAATGTTGAGGTTTACCTTACAAACCCAGTTGGTATCGGTGAGCATCCAGATGTGATGGAAGCAATCGAAAAAGAATTAGATATGATTGCACATTATCATGATCAGATAGAAGTCATTTCTACTTACATCGAATAATGCAGATAGAAGAATTAGAAGAAGGTGATTGGTATTGCTCCATGAATATGGGGATAGAGGAGGTAAGGTATCTCTATGCTTTTTTTAAGAAAGCAAAGGGTGAGACTCCTGATGAAAAAGATTATATAGAGATGATGAGAAAAAGATTATTTGCAATGATGGCAGAGTTTGCATTAACGGAGTTATGAGTCAACAGGAGATATATCTAGGCAATCCTAATCTGAAGAGGGCAAATGTTGCACAAAACTTTACCCCTGAGGAAGTAGAGGAGTTTGTCAAGTGTAGTAAAGATCCTGTATACTTTATCACTAACTACATTAAGATCATATCTCTTGACCTAGGTCTTGTGCCATTTGAATTGTATCCGTTTCAAGCGGATATGGTAAATAAGTTTCACGACAATAGATTTAATATAGCAAAACTACCACGACAGTCAGGTAAGTCAACAGTTGTTACTGCCTATCTGTTGTGGTATTCCATTTTTAATGACAACGTAAACGTAGCGATCCTTGCTAACAAGGCAGCGACTGCTCGTGAGATGTTGCAACGTCTACAATTATCATATGAAAACCTCCCTAAATGGCTCCAACAAGGAGTCGTCAACTGGAACAGAGGATCACTGGAATTGGAGAATGGAAGTAAGATCATGGCTGCATCTACTTCTGCTTCTGCTGTTAGGGGTATGTCGTTTAATATTATATTTCTCGATGAATTCGCCTTTATTCCAACTCATATTGCTGATGAGTTTTTTAGCTCTGTTTATCCAACTATATCCTCTGGTAAGTCAACTAAGGTTATAATCATCTCTACCCCTAAGGGTATGAATATGTTTTATAAACTCTGGCATGA